CGGCACCTACCTTTAGAACCCTGAGGACCATTGGCACAGACGCTACAACCCAAGTTACTACCTCAGTTAATGGCCCGATCCTAACTTATACCTTTACTGGCGGAACACTTCCCACTTTAACTTCGGTTCAACCCGGAGATAACGTTCTTATTGGTAGCGATTTCAATCAGCTCAATCAAGGCACCACCGGTATTTGGCAAATTGTTTCTACTACTTCTAATAGCTTTTCCGTTGTTAATTCTTCCGGTTACGTAGAAGGTCCCATTACGCTCGGTTCAGGTTACGCCAATCAAATTCGCATCTTTAGTGCTGCCGGCGTCCAAATTGGCGACACACTGATTGTTTCCAGCGGATTTTCGCCAGTTTCCTTCGGTTCTTACCAAATTACATTGGTCACCGACTATTACCTCTATTTCAGTTATGCCGGTTCTCTGCCAGCCCAAAGTGGCGTTACCACTGAAGTAGCGATCTATAGTATGGCTAAATCGCTCATCTATATGGAAAGCGATCAAAATCTTACTGTCACTCTGAATGGCGGAAGCCCTGGCCCAACAATTGTTCCGGTTGTTTCGAATGGCGCCGTTTTTCCTGGCATGTTTCTTTTAAACGGCATTACCTACAGTCTCTCTGTTACCAACAATTCCATAAACACCGCAAATGTTACGCTACTATCAGCCGAATAAGCTCTTAATGATATAACAGGGGTAATATGGACGAAAAAGACAAGAAAAAGATTGCCCTTGAATTTGGCGATAGTCCTGTAAATCAATCAGGAGTTTCTGCTCTAGAGAATGCTTTAAACCAAATCTCTTCGGAATCTTTGACTAAAGCAGAAAGTCCCCTTAATCAACTTATTAAACAATCGACGGGTTCTGCCAAGAAAAAAGCGCCAAGCCTTGCATTCAGCGAGCTTCCTGCGCCCCAAGCCAATTTTCTTGGACTGTTTAAGCCAAGGATTAGACTACTTCCTCCAGAATTAATCAAGACGATCCGTATCACTGACCATCTGGTAGCTGCGATTTTGAGAACTCGTGGCAACATAATGAAGCTGTATGGTCATTTACGTAAGGATCGTTTTGATGTTGGTTTAGAAGTTGAAATCAAACCAGAATTTTTAAAAATTCTTACTCCTGATCAATACAAAAAAGTTGCAGAACGTGTTAAGAGACTTGAAAAAATCCTTTTGAATTGTGGTCATACCGAAGGTCTCGAACATCAAGATCAGATGACCTTGGGAGAATTCTTAAGCACACAAACCATTAATGGACTTTCTTTTGGTTCGCACGGAACCGAAATTATTTATGATCGCGATGCCAAACCGGATGCTAATGGAAACTTTCCTTTTCATAGATTTCGTCCAGTAGACATTGCTACTATTTACCGTGCCGTTCGTCGTGGCGAACAAGTGGGAGCAAACCTTCGTGAACTCGCCATCAAAGCTCTTGAGGCGATGGAAGGCATGAAGTTTGACATAGACATGTCAAAACTTAAAGAAGATAAATACGCTTGGCTTCAAGTTATTGAGATGCAGCCTAAACAGGCATTTACTCATGACGAGATGATCGTTTTTAATCTTTTCCCTAGCACTGACATTGAGCATAATTCCTATCCTGTTAGTCCTTTAGATTGTTGTGTCAATGCTGTTACTACTCACATCTCAATCGAAAGTTACTGGAAGACCTATTTCAGTAACGGCAAAAGTAGCAAAGGAATGCTCGTCATTAAAAGCGACGAAGTCGATCAAACCATGCTCGACGCAATAAAAATGCAGTTCAATGCTTCTATCAATTCTGTTTCAAATGCTTTTAGAACCCCTATTTTTGGTATCGCCAAAGAGGATAATGTTGAATGGACTTCTACTCAAGATAAACTTGAAAATGGTGAATTTGCATTTACGTACGATCAAGTCGCTCGAAACATTCTTTCGTCTTTTGGTGTTTCACCTGATGAAATTCCAGGATATGGGCACCTCAGCAAGGGAACAAATTCTCAAACTCTGAGCGAAAGCGCAAACGAATACAAAATGACGGCAGCTCGCGACTCTGGCTTGCGCCCACTTATTCTCGGATGGCAAACTTTTTTTAATCAGCGTTTGGTTCCAATCATTGATCCCGAGCTTGCTCAAATGGTGGATGTAAGACTTTGCGGGCTCGACGCTGAATCAAAAGAGCAAGAGGCTGCTCGTCTACAGCAAGATTCTGCACTTTTTTATGATTATGACACCCTCCAAAGAGAGGTAGATTTGGAGCCAGTAGGAGAGGCTATTGGAGGTAAGGTTCCATTTAATGAACGCTTTAGACAAGTCCTTGACTTTTATAGTAATGTTGGCCAAGTTAAAAGCAGATTTTTTGGCGAACCTTGTGCAATTTTTGATCCAATTCTGAAATTTAAGCGCGATCCATTTTATCTCCAACAAATACAATTACTTATGCAGATTAGCCCTAATACCGTAAAAGCTTTATATGCCCCGAGAAGCCCGGAATTAATTAAAGAATTGCTTGACATGGAAATACTAGACATGCTATCCTGCAATCAGGACGATGAATAATATGAGTCGCGTTAAATGGACATTTGAAAAATTGCAAAAAGAAGCTCTTAAATATAAAACCAGAACCGAATTTTGTAAGAATAGCTCTGGCTATTTGGTTGCAAGCAGACGTGGCATTCTTGACGAAATTTGTTCTCATATGAAAGAATCCAAGACAGTAGCTTGGACATTGGAAGACTTACAAGCAGAAGCTTTGAAATATAGTAACAGAACAGTCTTTTCTAAAAAGAGTAAGGGAGCTTATTTAACGGCACGCAAAAGAAACATTCTTAACGATATTTGCAAGCACATGGAATACGTTTGTTATCCATGGACAGATAGAGAATTAGCTTGCGAAGCTCTTAAATATGACACTGTAAAAGAATTTCAAAAAAATAACAAACCTGCATATCAAGCCGCTCGTAGACGTAACATTCTAAATAAAATATGTCAGCACATGACCTATCTTTGTAGACGATGGACAAACGAACAGCTTCACGAAGAAGCCCTAAAATACAAAAATAGAAACGATTTTAGGAATAAAAACGAATCGGCATATCAAATATCTCTTCGTAGAAAAATCAACGAGAAAATTTGCGAGCACATGCAGCCATCTACCAATACCTCAAAACCAGAAATTGATCTTTTTAATGTAATCAAATCCATTTTTCCAAAAGCTCAAAAAATTAGGGACCGTAAGGTTAATATCGAAGGAAAGCCACATATAAAAGCTTTTGATTTAGATATCTATATTCCGGAAATTAGAAAGGGCATCGAATTCGATGGGACTTACTACCATTCGTTTAATGGTCTTAAGAGAGGAAGACCTAATTGGACCGATCAAGAACTCTTAGATTATAACCTTTTAAAAGATGGACATTTTAATTCAAAAGGAATCAATGTTCTTCATATAAAAGAAGTAGATTGGAATAATAACAAACAAGACTGTATAGATAAATGCCTAGCGTTCTTAGGCTTAGAACAAAAGAAAGTAGCTTAATATGCCTCTAGTGGACTACCGCGCTAAGTATATGGATTTAAAAACTAAATACCAAGAGACTGTTGATCTTGCTTGGCGTCTAGGTTATGAACAAGGTCTTCGTGATGCTCAAGTGGATCAAGCACAAAATGATGCTATGGCTCAAGCACAAGCTGGCACTCCACAGCCTGGACAAGAAGGCGAAGCCGAATCAGCTGAATCCGCGCAATCAGTTTCACAAAATCCAAACGGCGACGAACTGGATTCTCACATAGCACGTTTGGAATCGATGCTTGGCAAATCCGAAATCTCCCCCATGGACCTTGGCGATCTTAAAAAGACCCTTTCTGATATTCGTTCGCTTCAAGTCCAACTCAATCTTACCAAATCCTTAGACTCTATCAAAAATATCAAAATGGCCCCTCTCAAAAAGTCCACCAACTTCTCTCCTAGGGTACAAGCAAATCTCCCTGAGCCCGCTAAGAAAGCCCTTAGTCTGCAAGAAAAGATTGTAAATGATGTCTTTTCAAAATGGGAGAAAGATGAGCAAAAAGTCGCTAGTGATATCAATTCAATTTTAAATATTGACGGAATCGTTAAAAAGAGCTAATGTGCAAGGTCTCAGTACTCAATCAAAAGAACAAATTGATAAAGTAGTCGGAGAACTCTTCGATAAGGCCGCTCTACGCTTACTTGGCCCCATTCCAAAGCTTCATCATAAAAAGATAACCTTACTTGGCTTTCTAGAGGGCGCCACTTTAGCCACCCTGTTTGTTCAGGCCATGAATAACAAGTATTTGAATCATACCGAACAAGACGTTATGAAAAGCATCCTAGGTGGTGCTTTTGGGTATATCGAAACTCTTAAGAGTAAGACTACTAGTGCTATTTCGGAAAGAATTGATGGTTTGGCTAGAGAAGCTAGGATTGCCAAAGAACCTATTCCGGAAGCTAAACTAAACGAAGTGATTCAAGAAGAACTCGGTAAAGCTCGTAGTGGTATGGAAAGAATCGCCGCTTCAGAAGCAACAAAGTCCAGAAATCTTGGCTCTTTGATGGATATTTCCAGGAAAGCAGCTGAAATTGGCGATAAAGATCCAACAGTATATTTTTTAGTTATAAAAGACAGTGTTACGTGCAAGGAATGTCTAAAAATCCATCTTATGCCAGATGGAATCACCCCTAGATTGTGGAAACTTTCGGAACTTGGGGGTGGATACCACAAAAGAGGGGAAGACTTTCCTTCGGTTATGCTTTTGCATCCTCGATGCCGTTGCACAATGCTTATGGTTCCGCCCGGTTATGGCTTCGATAAGTCAGGTCATCTAACTTTTATTGGAATTGGCCACAACGAACTTGAAAAGCAGAGAGCGTCTTAATTTTTGACAATAGACAATACTACAGAATTGTGAGTCCTTAAGGCCCATTCGTTATCGCCACTTCTAATGGGTTTTCTTACTGGGCCAAGCATACTTCCAGTATCCCCATAAACATTGGTCTCATAAGGTAAGAAAACATCTTCTTGAAACCATTTTTCGTTTGGCAGTAAACAAGTGAAAACTATAAGACCGTTAATTTCCTCTATAGCTACTTGTCCGTTTATAATTTTTTGATGAAAATCCGATTCTTTCATACTTGCTCTCTGTCAAATCCCGGCAATCTCTTACATCTTTGACATCTAATAAAGTAAGTCGCCGGCTCTACTCCTGGTTGATCTTCCCAAGCCCATTTATGGGGCGGGCAAGCTTTTTCAACAACAAGATTAGGAACGTTCTTATTATTTTTCTTATCCAGATAAGCTCCAATTCTAATCCCGATCAGCATTAACCAAATAATCAAAATGATTGGGGCGATATTAGATAGCTGCTGCATTAATCACGTTCATATCCATGTACGTATCCGCTGCGCATACGTAAATTCACCAATTCCAGTGATGTTTCGGATCACAGAAACACCACACACAATAACCACCCTTGGTTGCTTCAGACATCAAACACTGCTTGCATGGATTCTTTAGCTTCTTAGGCTTTGGGCTAGGTTGTTTTTTCTGAGGATAAAGGCTCTGCCAATCAATTCCAGCTTGATCCATCTCTGCCGCTAGTTGTGAAAAATACCCCATCATTCCTCCTCGTGGGTTGCACGCTCGGTAGAAGCGAGAGCTTCAGCCGCAGCCTCGCCCATCAACCACGTTTCGC